TCAGCGGCGCCCTCCCTCCATGAAGGGGGAGGCGGATTCCAGCTTGTTCTCGATGCGCAGCAGATGGTCGGTCAGACGCTGCTCGACATCCTTCAGGGTCGCGAAGGACACGTAGGTCTTGGCGACCTCCAGCTTGTAGGCGGCGAGGCTCTCGCGCACCTGCGCCTGCGCCGATTCGGCGCGGGCCCGCAGAGTCTCCAGGGCGGATTCGGCGTCCCGGCGCAGCCGGGCGATCAGCCAGAACAGCCCGCCCATCACCGGCAGTTCCACCGCGGTGATCCACCAGGCGAGATCCAGGTTTTCGTGCATCGGGGTCTCCAGGGTTGAGGCAGCGGACGCGCGTCGGCGTCCGGGAAAAACACCGGCTTTCAGAACTCCCAATCGGACGGCGCCACCACGGCACCGCCGCCGCCCCGCCAGTCGGCGCGGCGTTCGGGCGCCGCCGTGGCGCGGTCGAAGCGGTGCGGCTCGGCCGACAGGCAGCCGGCGACCGCGTCCAGCCCGTCGTCGGGGCCGGTGTAGCGGCCGTCCGGGCGCCACTCGCGCATCTCGCGGATCAGCGGCGTGTCCCAGACCAGCCGGTGGGCCGACAGCCGCCGGTCGGCCAGCAGCGCGTCGAAGGCCTCGCGGATCCGCGTCGCCTTGGCGGTGCGGCTCGACTGTTCGATCACCGTGGCGGCCAGCCTCTCCTTGCGCAGCCGCTCGCGCAGAAGGCCGGGCAGGAAACGGCCGATGCCGTTGATCTCGACATGGATCGCCGGCAGATGGTGGTCGGCGAGGAAGCGCGCGACCTGCCCGCACTGCTGGTCGGCCTCGGTCCCGCCGGCACCGGGGTCGACGCGCAGATAGAGCACCCGGTGCAGGTAGAAGCGCCCGTCCTCGCCGCCGAACAGCGCGGCGACCACGCTGCCGTCGCCGGGCGGCGCGCCCTCCGCCCTGGGCCGGGCGAAGGCCGGATCCCACCAGCAGCTCGCCGACGCCATCCGCACCCCGTCCAGGGTCAGGACGGCGCGGCCCAGCGCCTCGCGGTACTCCAGCTCGGCGTCGTAGCGGCCGAGCCGTTCGACGTCGAGGAAGCCGTCGGCGGTGTTGACCGGGCGCAGCAGCATCTGGCTGGTGAACTTGTTCGGGCCGGTGGTCTTGCGGATGCGGTTGACGTGGGCCTCGCCGAACCGCTCCTTCCAGGCGTAGCGCCGCCGGCCGCCGGGCTCCTCCGTGTAGACCGGCAGCAGCAGCCGGGCGAAGCCGTCGAGGAAGGGCTGGGTCTCCCCGGCCTCCGGCCGCGCCTCGTCGGCGTAGATGGTGTAGTAGCTGTGCGGCGTGCCGACATAGAGCTGCGCGCCGCCCGGCACCAGCACATACTCCAGCTCCGACAGGCGGTTGCGCAGGTCGGCCCGCTTGTTGGCGCTGTCGGAGTTGCGCGGCACCTCGACGTCGTCGCAGATCACCACGTCGGCGCGGCTGCCGGTGATGTTGCCGCCGATGCCGGCGGCGGCCATCGACGGGTCGCGCAGCTCCATCGGGCGCACCACCGTGAACTGGTCGGCGGCCCATTGGTCGCGGTCCTTGGCCGGCGGCTTCAGGTGGCGGGTGGCGGGGTGGCGCTCCAGCACCCGCTTGACGTTGCGCACCATCTTCTTGGCCAGCTTCAGGTCGGCGGCGAGCACCAGCAGCCGCCGGTTGGGATCGCGGTGGAGCAGCCACGCGGCGAACAGCCCGACCAGCGTCGACTTGCCCGAGCCGCGGAAGGCCATCAGCAGCATGCGGCGGTTGCCGCCGCCGCTCTCGCGTTCGAGCCAGCCGGCCATCTCGCGGTGATGGGCGGGGGTCTTCAGGTCGGACAGGCTGTTCCAGTCATGGACGAACTCGGCGAAGGCTTTGTCGGCGACCGGCTCCTCCATCACGGGTTCCGCCCCAGGATGTGCCAGCCGGCGCCGTTCGACATCGCGGTCACCGCATGGCCCTGGCCGGTCAGCGCGATCGCCTCGCTGTCGGGACCGCCGACGCCCTGCGCGGTGACGGTGACGCGGTGGCCGCCGGTGTCCGACTTCTTGACGGTCACCGTGCGGCCGACCGCGTGCGGCGCGCCGGGGGCCGGCAGGCGGACCTCGACGGCGCCGCTCCAGGCGCTGACCAGATAGAGCGACTGGTTGAGGTCCGGCTCGAACAGGGGGGTGCCCTCGTGGAAGCCGACATTCTCGCGATGGCGGTTGCCGGCGACGATCCACCAGTTCGCCCCGTTCGACACCAGCGTCACGAAGTCGTAGCGGTTGCCGAGCGCCAAGCTCCGCCCGTCCGGCCCCGGCCCGCCGCTCTCGGTGATGGTGAGGATGTTGGCGGAGGCGTCGGTCTTCTTGATCGTCACCGAATGCCCGTTGGCCGCGCCGGCGTGGGGAAGCCGTGCCTCCACCGGCCCGCCATAGGCGCTGACCAGACAGACCGAGCTGGTCAGGTCCAGCTCGACCAGCCCGCCCCGCTCCGGCTCGATGTAGTCGGTGTCGTAGCGCAGCGCCTCGACGGTCAGCTGCGTCACCCGGCTGTGCTGCAGGCGGTTCTTCTCCGGATAGCCGGCGTTCAGCGCGGTGTAGCGCCCGCCCGAGCGGTCGAGGATCGCCGGCCCGGCCGAGGCGGAGAACAGGTTGAGGATCGCCGTCTCCACCGACCCGGCGTCGAGCTGGATGTTGGGCACGCCGCCCAGCGATTCGCCGTAGAAGTTCAGGATCAGCGTCTTGTCGGTGACCGGGCCGACGCGGAAGCAGGCCTCGGCCATCGTCGACAGGTTGGCCTCGCAATCGACGAAGGCGTTGTTGTAGCGCCCCTCCTCGACGAAGAAGCCGCAGCCGGTGATCGGCGCCGACAGCGAATAGACCCGGACGTTCTGGAAGCGGTTGGCGTTGGGCGTGTCGCCCGCCCCCGTCCGCGTCAGCCAGACGCCGTGCAGCGACGGCCGCGCCACCAGCACGCGCGACACGCTGTTCCAGTAGCAGGGAAGGTTCGGGTCGTTGTAGCCGTCGAGGACCAGCCCGACCTGCGGATCCCACAGGGTCAGGTCGGCCAGCGTGTTCTGCACGCAGGCGCCGTCGCGCCCGAACAGCCGCACCCCGGCCTTGCCCTTCTCCAGCCGCAGGCCGGACAGGGTGGCGTAGCCGTCCGGGATGTGGATCAGGTCGAAGGCGTTCGACGCCCCCTCGATGACCGAGCTCTGCCCGGCCCCGCTCAGCGTCCGGCCATGGGCGAGCGTCAGCGTGTTGGTGATCCGGTAGGTGCCGGGCGGCACCGTCACCGCCTTGGCCGATGTCAGCGCCGCCTGGATCGCCACGGTGTCGTCCACCATGCCGTCGCCGACCGCGCCGAAATCCTTGACCGACACGGCGTCCGACAGCTTGTCGCGCACCGGACGGCTGACGGCGCCCGCCCCCGGCGGCACGTAGGTGGACAGCGCCTCCTCGTCGACCGGCGGGCGGACGGTCGGGTTGCCGGCGCTGTCGAAGCACAGCAGCTTGCCCTGGCGGGCGTCGCGCCCCGGCAGCAGCGGCGAGGCCGGCAGGTCGGTGTCGGCGTAGCGCAGCATCAGATCCTGGTCGCCGGCCACCTGCTGGAGCGAGGCGGTCAGCCGGTCGAACTCGCCGTTCAGGGCGGAGGCCGGCAGCGGTCCGCTGTCGAGGAAGTCGCTGGTCCGCTCGATCGGCAGCCGGCGGCGCAGCAGCACCGCCAGACCGGCCTCGGGCGCCGCCGCGAAGGTGACGGATCCGCCCGCCGTGCTCCCGGCCCCCGCCACCGCGTAGCCGGTGCTCTGCAAGGCGGCGCCGAGGAACACCTGGAGGTCGGCGGCGGCGAAGATCGGGAACGGGTAGGTGAAGACCCGCTGCGCCCCGTCGGCGACATACTGCACGCGCGGCACGCCGCGCGGGATGTGAAGGGAACTGCTCATCGGTGGCTCCGCGTTGCCGGCGCCGTCAAGGCGGTCTGGTTTTCCTCTCCCGCCCCGGGGAGAGGGCATCAGAAGAACTTGCTCATGAACTCCAGCTTCTGCCGGTCGGCGAGCTGCGCCTGCTCCAGCAGGTTGCGCCGCTTCACCGCGTCGAGGTTCTGCTGGATCGCCTGCTGCTTGAGCTGGTCGACGGCCTGGGCGTCCTTGCGCTCGCCGTCGGTCTCCTTGGTCAGGCCCAGCAGGATCGCCTCGCCCGAGCCGTCGCCGGCCTTGACGCCGCGCGCGCCCAGACTGGCCCGCGACTTGGCGACCGACTGGCGCAGCGCCTCGACCCGCCGCTTCTCCGCCGCGTCGGCCGCCGCCGTGAGCTGCGCGAGCTGCGTCCGGGCGTCCGTCTCCTGCGTCTGATAGGCGGCGTCCTGGCTCGCCCGCAGCTGCGCCAGGGTCTGCTCCTGGCTGGCGCGGTAGGCGTCCATCTCGCGGGCGCGGGCCTGCTCGGCGGCGATGCGGGCGGCCTCGTCCTTCTGGCGCTGAAGCTCCTGCTCCTGCTGGCGCAGCAGATCCTGGCGCGCCCACTCGCGGGCCTCGGCCTCGGCCGCGATCTGCGCCTGCTGCTGGCGCGCCGCCTCGGCCGCCGCCGCGGCGCGCTGGGCCGCGCCGGCCTCCTCCTGGTACTTGCGGTCGAGCGCCGCCTGCGCGGCGGCGGCGGCGGCGGCGTCCTGCTGGCGCCTGTACTCCAGCGCCACGGCCTCCTGCTGCTTCTGGTACTCCAGCGCCGCGGCCTCCTGCTGGGCCTTCAGGGCGTCCTGCTGGCGCTTGTACTCCAGTTCGGCGGCGGCCTGGGCTGCCGCCTGCTGCTGCGCCGCCGCGCTGTCGGAGCCCGTCTGGGCACTGCGCACGGTGCTGACGACCGACCCCGCCAGCGGCAGGGCCGTCGTCACCAGGGGCGTGATTCCACCCATCAGTCGTTCACCTTCATGTCCATGGTCACGGAAAGCAGCGTGAAGGGCAGCGGCGCGTCCTGCTCGATGCGCCACAGCGGCACGTCGATGTCGCGCCGCCAGCCGAGCGCCCGCAGCCGCCGGTCGCCCGACACGCGCGGCGGCACCCCGTCCGCCGGTCGCGGCCCCAGCCGGTGCAGCGGCAGATCCTGGAGCCCGCGCCCGAGATCGACGCGCAGCGCCGCCGTCTCCTCCAGCCGGAAGGTCACGGCGACCAGCCGCACCAGATCGGCGCCGGCCGCCTGGCCGATCAGGTTGGCAGGCAGCGGCACGATGCGGTGGCTGTAGGGCAGCCCGGCCTCGACGCGGCGGGCCGGCGGCGACAGGACGATGCGGCCGGCCTGCACGATGGCGGCCGGCCGCACCACCCCGTCGGCGAGCACGGCGAGGGGGCGCCCCTCCAGATGGTCGAAGCCCGTCCACACGGCGGCCGCCTCGTCCCGCTCGCCGACCACCGCCGAATCCAGGTTCAGCGCGTCGTCGAAACGCTCGATGCACCAGATCCCGGCGCGGTCGACCAGCAGGCAGACCTCGTCGCCGACCACCGCGACCGAGCGCACCGCCCCGTCGGTCTCCAGCCGGGTCCAGGCGGTGACGTCCTCGGTGCGGTAGACGGTCAGGGTGCAGAGCGAGCCGTCCTCCATCGCCACGAACAGCAGGCGGCGTGTCTGGTCGTAATCCTGGTCGCGCGGGTTCACCACCAGATGGCGGGCGAGCAGCGCCAGATCGTTGGCCTGATAGGCGGCCTCGGTGTCGGTGTAGAGGAACTCGCGGATTTCCCGCCGGTTGCGCGGCACGAACAGCGTGGCGCCGTCGACGTCGCGCGGCGGGATGTTGCGGTCGACCGGCGAGCCGATGCGGGTCTGGCGGTTGACCTGGATGTTCTGCGGCGTCAGCGGGTCGCCCGTCACCGTGTATTCGGCGCCCGAGGTGAAGACCTGGAGATGCCGGCCGGAGAACACCGCGCGCACGGCGTTGACCTGATCGGACAGGATGCCGAACTCGATGGCCTCGTCGTCGAGCCCGGTGCCGAGGTCGAAGTTCCAGAGGTCGGCGGAGCGCGACAGCCACAGCCGGTTGGGCAGGTCGCGCGAGCCGCCGATGACCAGCCGGTCCTGGTGGAAGGCCGCCGACACCGGCCAGCCGCGCACCGGCGAGAAGGCCTGCTCCTCCCAGTCGGTGGTCGCCGCCGTGTCGGCCAGAGCCTCCATCGCCGTGGCATTCACCTGCGTGGCGGAGACGACACCGGTGATCCGCAGCTGCTTGTCCTTGATGCGGATGCGGGTGCCGTCATGGCGCTGGTCGAACACCGGGGCGGACGCGGTGACGGTCACGGCGCCGCCGGTGCCCGACGGCGTGAGCGTCACCGCCGGATCGCCGAAGCGGTAGAAGGGCAGCCGCACCAGCCCGTCCTGCACGGCGTAGGCCCATTCCGACAGCGCCCAGGCGCCGCCGGCGCCGCGCGTCAGGGCGCGCGGCGGCACGTCCGGGTGGCAGACCAGCAGCGTGTCGGCGCTCTGCGTCCAGGTGATCTGGAGAAGCTGCGCCGCGCTCCAGGGCGCCGCCACGCTGGCGAGCAGCGACCCGCCCCGGTGGATGTCGATCATGCCGTCGGAGAAGGCCAGCAGATAGGTCTGCTCGGTGTTGAACTCGAAGGCGACCAGCCGCCCGTCGCCGCGCGCCAGCCCGGCGAAGGCGAGGCCGGAGCGCCGCGTCACCCCGCCGGTCGGGTCGATGAACAGGTTGCGCAGCGCCAGCGCCCCGTTGTCGTAGGCCCGGAGGTCGCCGCGCCCGAGCAGGCGGCGCGAGATCTCGCCGGCCGTGAAGTTGGTCTTGACCTGTTGCAGGCGTCCCATCACGCCCTCGCGTCGATCAGGGTGAAGTCCTCGAAGCCCGGCTGGTTGTCCTGCTGGGCGTCGATCTGGCGGGCGCGGCGGAACTCGGCCTCGGCCAGCGAGGCGAGCAGTTCGGCCCGGCTGCTGCTTTCGGTCAGCGGGATGCAGAACTCGGCGGCCAGCCGGGCGATCAGCGCCTGGTCGAAGAAGGCGGGAAACTCCTCCTCCGCCGGGCGGCCGATGTAGGTCAGGGTGACGCGGTCGGAGTCGCAATGCAGCGTCCGCCCGGCGATGCGATAGCCGACGCCGCGCCCCCGCCCGCCGCCGCCGGCCCCCAGCGCCCGCAGGAAATCGGCGGGCAGCTGGAAGCTGTTGGCGTAGTCGGCGACCGGCTCCGCCGCGAGGCGCGGCAGCGTCGCCTGCACGGTGGCGAAGCTCCAGGCGTTGGCCGACAGCAGGGCGTCGCGCGTCGGGGCGTAGAGCGCCGCGGCGACCTCCGCCTCGGCCGAGCCGTCGTCGAAGGTGGCGATGGCCGTCGCGCCGATCTTGATGAGCGCGCGGCCGCACAGACCGATGGCGGTGAGGGCCATGGCGGGATCTCCGGGGATGTGGGGGATGCCCTCCGACGGGAGGGGAAGTCAGACGAACTCGGCCTGCGCCCAGGTGCCGCCCGACGCCAGCAGCGTGAAGGCGACGCTGGAGGTCTGGTCGAGATGCACGTCGAACCAGTCGCCCGCCGACACCGGCAGCCAGGGCGTGACCGCGTTGGGCGGGACGTTCCAGTCGCCGCCGTTGCCATGGCCGCGCATGACCGTGCGGCCCGGATAGTCGGGGCTGCCGTTGCGGCGGATGGTCAGCGTGCGGTGGCTGTTCATCGCCGGATCGACCTCCAGCTGCACCGACAGCCGGACGAAGCGCGCCCAGCCGGGGGTGACGACCCGAGTCGGCGTCGCCGGCACGAAGCAGCCGTCGCTGTCCCACACCACCGTGCTCCAGATCACCCGGCCGCCGACGCCGGGGCCGAACAGCTGCGGCTCGGCCAGCGTCAGCAGGCAGCCGCGCAGCGGTCCCGCCGCGCCGAAGCGGTCGAGCTTGGCCTTGTCGGCGGCGCTCATGAAACCGGCGGCCTCGGCGGTCGCCACCGCGTGGGCCGCACCGCCCGTCCCGGCATGGGCCAGCGGCACCGCGTCGAGGATGCCGAAACCGGCCAGCGTGCGCGGCGTGTTGCGGATCTCCGCCCATTCCACGAAGCCGCTGTCGAAGGTCGGCGAGGCCAGCGAGACCAGCGCGACGTTGCCGTTGGCGTCGAAGGCCAGCGCCTTGCCGGCGCGCTCCGGGCTGCTCGGCAGCCGCGCCGACAGCGACGGGCTGTCGCCCTCGGGAAAGCGCACCGACCGGCTGGCGGCGTCCTGTGCCTGCTGGGCCAGCAGCGCCAGCCGGTCGAAGGCCTGGTCGGCCGTCACGCCCGGATAGCCATGGTCGCCCGCCGGCATGGTTCGGGCGACGACCACGGTCCAGCCCGCCGGCGGCGGGGCCGGAAAGACGATGGTGCCGCCGCCCGGCGCGCCCACCCCGGTGACGGTGTAGTGGGTGTTGAGGACCTGGGCCACCTCCGCCCCGGTCACCGCCGAGCGCAGCGTCACCGTCAGGTGGGCGGCGTCGAGGATGCGGAAGCCGTAGGCGAAGGCGGCCCGCGCCCCGTCGGCGGCGTGGCTGTCCCGGCATCCGCTGGTGAGCACGCTCATGGGCCGGCTCCTCAGTCGCTGTTGGCGGCGCCGAACGGGGTCAGGTTGGTGACGTCCACCACCCCCGCCGCGTTGGTGGCGACGACCAGCACGCCGCCCGACGGGCCGCCGCCGGCCGCGCAGTTGGCCAGCACCATGTCGCCGACCCGCAGCAGGTCGGCGGCGCCGTTGAAATAGCCGGTGGTGTCGACATCGGCCGCGAGGTCGGCCGTGGTGTAGTGCCAGAGCGTGAAGCCGTTGGCGTAGGCGAGCACGCTCAAATCCTTGGACGCGTAGGCCATGGATGAAGTCTCCGGATGAAGGGGGTCGGGTCCTGTCGGGGGCGCTCCCGGCCGCGGTCCGGGCCGGAGGGATGGAACGGCCCGTACCGTCCGGGCCGGAAGCGCCCCGCCGTCGGTCACGCCGCGGAACGGCGCCGGACGAGAAGCCGCGGACGGCTCAGCTCTCCAGGCAGCGCAGCGTGACGACCCCGGTCGCGTCGATGAGCGCGGCGCCCTGGCTCATCATGTTGTTGACGAAATGGGCGGCGCGGTCGCCGTGCCAGCTGATGTCGGTCTTCACGTCGGCGCCCGCCGCGTGGCCGACCGCCGTCTTGTGGTACCAGTGGCACAGGCGCACGTTGCCGGTCGCCTTCAGGCCGGAATGCGGGATCCACAGGGTGCCGAGCCAGCGCTTGGCCTGGGTGCCGCGCCAGGGCAGCTCGTCCGGCCCGACATAGTCGGTGCTGGCGAACTCCTCGATGCCGAGAAGCTGGCTCCACTGCTTCCAGCCGACCACCGCGAAGCGCTGGCCGTCGTCGGGCACGTCCGAGGTGCCCAGCATCTCGAAGGCTTCCAGCACCTTGGCCTTGGTCAGCCCGTCGGTGTCGCCGCCGGCGTAGTTGACCGACGTGTTCAGCTCGGCCAGCAGCAGCTCGTCGGTCTTGCGGCCCAGCGCGTAGGCGCCGGCGTTGGCGATGATCTGGCGTTCGTCGATGTTGGTCTTCAGCTCGTCGAGCCGGTCGACCCAGTCGCCGGCGTAGAAATCGTAGAGCGGGCATTCGACCGGCGTGTGGTCCAGGTTCATCACCGGGACGGCGCCGTGGCGCGACTTGGTGGAGGCGACGCCCTTGCCGACCTTCTGGAAGACGGTGGAGGCGCCCTGCACGTTGCCCTTGGTGCGCACGGTGTTGCGCAGCTTGGAGCCCATGCGCTGGTAGGCGTCGTGGACCTCGCGCTCGAACTGCTTGACGAACGCCTCGGCGATCGTGGTGGACAT